TTGTCCCAATTATTAGCAGACGGATGAACCTATGGCCAAATAACTTAATACTTTATTAAACTTTTCTACGTCTGCGGCGCAGCGAGGCGCTGAAGGACCCTCGTCAAATTCACATCTGGTGTGATGACAGCACTGTAGTTGAGGCGACCATCCTCGAAAGTCAATCGACCGCCACCATTACCGTAGTAACGGAGCAGGAGACTTTGTATGTGGACGCCGTGCTTTGGGGCAAGCAGAACTCTGAGATCGCCGGGTTCGGCGAAAACATAGTGATCTACAGGCTGTTGTGCATGCGGAGCTTGAGGCGCTCGACGCGGTGCTTGACGATTGCTCTGGGGCCTTTGCCTGCGGGAGGAGCTTCTGCGCTGGGACTGAGGCTTTCTCTTGTTATTTTGTTTTGGTTTGCCAGCCATATCTCCGAAGGTTAACAAGACCCTTCCTGGCAGCAACCCTTCCTTGGAGTATGATCCGCTTAACGTCCGGAACCAAATATCCGTTAGCTGTCGTGGAACCTGGACGCCGCTTGACCACTGCTGAAGACGAAGCAGCGATAGCGTGATGGCCTGCGGAGGACTCGATCATGGAGGAAGGGGCAGTAATGTAGCCACGGCCAAGACGGCACATTCTGCAGCGGATTATAGCCCATTGAAGCAATTTGTAAGCTAAATATAGCAAGCTAAATCCTAAAGTAACTATGGTTGCAAAGCTATGGGTACTGAAAGCAGTAGCAGCATAAGCAAGGATAGCAATACATATGGCGCATATGAAACCGCGTAATGCCGGTCTGAAGAGACGCAGGCATGCAATGATGACTGGAGCACAGGTGAATGCCAAGGTGGTGTACCCTGGGTCAGAGCAAATTTTAGCTACCATGCCCACTCCTCAACGTGGGACTCTCTGAGTAACTGTGCTTCTCTACCGCCTAAGATGACTTTGGCGACAACAACGCGGTGATCTCCCAACTTTACTTGGCCTTGATCACTGACCAAAACGTCGTCGTGGTTGACGAACAATCTTCCCTTCTGGTCAATAATGAAATTGGTATGGCGGGTCCACGCGTAGCGGAGGGCCATGCAATTTGTGATAATCCTCCTCAGGAATATGCACAAGAAAATCAAGGCGAGTGGAGCAAAGAAGAAGAAGCTGGGTGAGAAATAATAATATGCGCTTCCGGCAAGCATGCCGAAGAAGGTGAAATCAAGAAAAGACGCGGTGGTGGCCGCGTAGTAGCTGAGTAGATGAGTCAGCAAAGGTACTGCTAAGTATGTTTCAAGGAGAACTTGAGTATGATTTATATGGGAGCCAGTGTAATTGTGAAGCATGCAAGGCAAATTATTTAAAAAGGCACTACATCTGGCGGTCTCATTATTACAATTTCCAGTAATATTTTGCTTAAAGGAGTCACAGGGACGGAACCAGTGAGTGTTGTTTTGGATGTCAAAGGCTCCACAAATGGAAATATTAACAACATAGGAAGGCTCAAGTATCATTTCCTTGACCTTGCTCATCCACGAAGACGGCGCGTAGCTCTTTACGTCGCCGTCGCTCGACACGCATCGTGTGACGGTGGAGCTCAAGAGCAAGGTAAGTGAGAGCAACACAGATATATACATAGCAGATGGTTAATAGGTAGCTATCAAGAAATTGTCCAATCTCTGCTAACATAGTAGTAGTAGTACTAGCGCAGAGACTGGAGACGAAAGATCACCAGGATGGTAACGACAACCGCGGCCCACGCGATGGAACCCGGGTGGAAGCCTACCTGCGGTGGCAGGTAATGGTGTTGCTCATCAAAACAAAGATAAACGGTATCGTTATCCTGGTGAAAAAAAGCTGTGTGGTTAGTACTAGCAAGATTAATAGCATGAGCTAGACAGTAGCTGAGAGTTAGATAATAGTCAGCCGCGTCAACTAAATTCACAGTCAGTGTCTCCCTGGTCTGGCCTGCGAGTTGTGCTGATTTGCAGGCAGGTAACCACACGGACGCGGGTGAGAAGCCAGTAGTAAAAGTTGTGGAAGAGGCTGTTACAGTATGATTCACTATGCAAACTATGCAGCGTGGGGTTTTTTCACACGAGGAAGAAGAAGGCTTACTTGTAGCACTAGTAGCAGTAGAAGTAGCGGTAGTGGATGAAGTTCCTGAAACTCCACCCAAGAAGCAAACCCAGCAGAAAAGGTACAAGGCGATGAAGCGTTGTAATGAAAACATGCTGTGGTATTGGTTATGTTGAGGACCACAGAAGAAGAATTAAAGAGGCTGGGATACATTTTAGCGCCAGACAGAAGAACTGCAAAGGTTTCAGGATCAAATGGCATGGTGTAGTTGATAGAAGAAGAGCCAGATACATGAATCTCGACTGTTCTGGCCGACCCGTACTTGTGACAGCCCAGGCCGGAGGATTCAAAATGGTCGTTGCTGCGATTAACGGCACAACCTTGAACAGTCTCATAAAGCACTAGGTGCATTTCAGGCGCTGGTAGAGAAAAACACAAAGATGATTCATTAGTAGTGCTAGGAGAAGCATAGACACGAAGTAAGCAAAGTGACGCGACCGCAAGGATTCCGCTTGGGCCGCAAGGAGCCATGGATGGATTAAAGCAGTTTTGTTGCTGGCGATGTGGAAGCCAGCGGCAGCAATGGTCGGGCAATGCATGAGGGCCTGCAATCGAGCAGACTCAGCTCTAGCCATGGGGGCGAGCATTGTGTTGTTCACGATGGAACCATATGACTTGCACATGGCATCGTAGTGCCACTTACCCATATGCTGGTCAATCATGAAGGTGGAATGAGGCAGCGCGCGCTGCATGACTCGATGCCGCAAGGCAGAGATAACATCACCTCCAGAGAAACCGAGCATGTGATTAGGGTAGGGTATGATACTTTGTTGGCACTGCTTTAAAAGCATTCCCGAGAGCACGCTTGGGGACAGGTGCAAGTCTGCTGCCACATCTGAAGAAAGACTTGATAACCATGGCGAAGAGTTTACCAACGATGAGAGCAAGGATAATAATAGCAAAGTAAATGAGCAAGTCAAAGATAGAGACGATGAGCTCATGAACAGCATGTTGGAAGGCAGTGACAATGTGGGATGATATGCTACCCATGAAAGAGAGCTCTCAGAACAGCCAGGATACCGCAGCACACGGTAGCCCACCTAATCACAAACGGCGAGAAGGGCGCAGTTGAATGGTACAGGTTAAGATATGACAGCGCTACATGTGTGTGATTGTAGCACATCGCTGTGAGGTTTCCACTTTGGGCGAAGTAAACGTCGACTCCTGCGGTCGCTTGCTCAGCGGCAACTGCGAGGCAGTTGGCGAGCGCGAGTATTGAGAGAGCAGGGCCAAGCGAATCTCCTCCGGTGACTTGTTCCTCCAGCGAATAAACAGCTCCGACAAGCAGCTTGTCAGAACATGTCGTGCCATAAGCATAAATGCTGGCACCAGGAGCATTGTGTGGTTGCCCCTTGCTGTCAAAGGTGTTACTAAAAGTTTGGCGTACCCAACTGTCGATGTGAGTAGTGTTGTGGGCGTTGCAAGGAATGCAAACTAGAGTTCCGCAGCAGCAAGCAACAAGACAGAGAAGATAAAAGGCCTGAGTAACTCTGGGAAATAGGTAGCCCATTCAATCTCCTGTTCCACGCCTAGCGCGAGGAGTCCCATACGTTCTTGGGGGGTCACAGTGCCATTTACGCAAATTGAGGTGTAGGTGTCGTCCTCAACAAGGTAGTAGCCACGTGTAACGTTCCCAGTGAAGTTGAAAACTCGCGGGTAGTATGATAACAGGTAGACGAGGAGGGCAGCTATGTGGGTATGACCTTGATGACCCACTTGGTCTGAGAAGTTGAAAGTGGTGTTAACAGTACGGGGAACAACCCAGACATTACCAAACCCGTGGCGCGCAGCCTCTCTCCGCCCGTCCGAAGAGAAGTCGGCGCACTTAGCACCCCCTTCGGAGTTGCTCTGTCCTACACTATGGGTCTGGGTCTCATAATAAAGGATCCCAGAGTCATTGAGATTACACACATGAGCACGCAAGATGATGCTGAAGTTGACAGACTTTAGCCGCGGAAAGCGAAAGCAAACAGACGGGGATGACGAATTAGAAGAATTGTCAGAAGCCCAAAGAAGGTGAAAACAGTTGCAAAGGATGAGGCAGACTGATAAGCAGAGAGGTACCTGATGTTCCATAACCGTGGGTGTGGCTCAAAAGTGATGTTAAAAGCAGTGTCAGTGAACACAATAGACTGATTAGAAATGTCATGGGGGATGGAAACAAGCCCAGCAACTGTGCGACAAATCTTCAGTTCCATGAGAGAGTAGTACTGGAGCAGCTTAGATATGGGGAGCTTGATCGCATTAGTGGGATCCGCGAACGAATCGTATCCACTAAAGTCACGGCAGCGCCGTTCTGAGTAACCCTTGAAGTGTGTGAAGGGCCAGAAAAGATCTTGCTCCACTGTAATGGCTAGGTCCTCGTGGTAGACACGGTTGAGCCAAGACAGGTAGGCCTTTTGAAATAGCTGCAGATCGACCAGCGACATTGGGTGGTTGGCCCACGGGATGACGCCATGATCGCACTGTTTGGACAGCGCTTCCAGTGTGAGATGAAGTTTGTAGCCATCATAGACACGGAACCGAGGAGTCAGCGAGAAATCAAAGAATCTGCTTGCGACAGTGTTCGAGAAACTGAGGGAGAGCAGTAGAATTACATTTACAGTGGTAGGTCCCATTTGCCAATTGAATAGCCCACTGGCAGTGACAGGCTGGCGGGCTTAGCACAAAAGAAAATTTGGTAGCGCGACGCCGATACCTGGGCAACGAACGAAGCACGTATGCAACGTTGTCGGGCAGGTTCTTAGGGTCGCGATCATGGGACTCTGCCTGGATGTAGTAGTAGACTGTGGTTAAGGATGAGCCAATGATGGTTTCTGAGAGATAGGAGACAGCATTAACACACAATTTATCAGATGGCATCTCGAACGGGTCCGAGAGGGACACTTCCATGTCAGCATTGCAACCGCCATAAACTCCAATCGCGAGAGAGACGTGTTCATCGTTTCGATCGATCGCGAGAGGACGATTGGCAGTCGTGGGGGAGCAAGAAGACTCAACCCTGATGGGGAGTCCGGCCTGCACGCGAACGCTGGCTACAGCATCCGCTAATGCTAGCGGGTCTCTACCCTCTTGGAAGTACATAGTGCGGTCGCGCCACACCATCAAGCGTTCGAGCTTGTTGTCAATTCGCACCTGATAAACCTTGGACTGTGTGGGAGGTTCAGTGTAGGGGGATAGTAGAGGCAAGTAAACATCAGTCAGGGTGCAACAAGATTTAAAAGCTTTGCCTGGGGAAGAAACTCCAACTTTGACTACCCCACCTGCTGGAATTTGGTCTGGGAGGTACTGCGATGTGATGTGGTGGCAGCCTCCGACAGTTGTTCCTTTGGTATCTCCAATGAAGGCATGAGGATGCGCTTCGGCGAATCTGCGCTCCTCATCACTGAGGTAACATCTCAAATTTTGCTCAATTCGACCCGTTGAAAACAAAGAGTCAGGGATGGGGACGGCCTTTCCATCAAGAAACTGCGTCAACCAGTATGAGACTACTCCGGGCGAGCCACAGAAGAGTGAGTCGCCAACGTAATAGCCTGCACACGTAGCCGGCTGTGATAGAGGGCACAATCTGTTGATCGTGACCACGAGACGGTTGGGCCAGTCCTCCCTGTTCTTGGCAGTGCAAACGGGCCAATGAGGGGCCAATTCCTCAGGAAGGTGCAACAATTTAGGCAGGTCAGGTGAGTAATAGAAACCTAAGTTATGTGCTACGCGGGGGAGCGGGCAGAGGGACCCACTCTCCTTGCGGATGTCCAATTTGAGCTGAGATTTTTCCAGGATTTGCCTGTCCTCGTCAGACTTGGGGTTGGCAGTACAACACAGCCCCGGAAGGTCCATGGCGGATAACTCGACGCCTGGGGCAAGGCTCACGACCACATCACCGTTGCGCACGAATGCGTGGGGTGTGCGAGTCGGCTGAGAGGAAGGCAGGTCTACAAATTTTTGGAGCTGGTTATGAGGATCATATATGTACAACCGGTCTGTCGCGCGAGTGATCGCAACAAGAGCACGAGCGGGAGTGAGGGAATTGCGAGAGGGCAGGTAGAGTGTGACAACCGCCTTCGTAGCTCCCTGCGCTGAATCAACTGTGACAGCATCTCCTACTCGGTCCCGGTGGTATGGTGTTATGACCAGCCCTCGGGGACTGAATTTTTCCTGGTAAATTACAGCAGTGTCCTCTTGTCGTGCGGATTGGAGAGGACTCTCATAAAACTTTTGGATGGCACTGCACACATTGGGTCCAAATCTGTAAATGGTGGTCAGCTGTTGGCGCTTCATCAAGTCAAAGACATAAGCGGGGCCATCGAAACCCACAGGGCTGAGCTGTCGTGGATCTCCAATTGCGGTAATGGGAGTCAGGGATAGGAGCTTCAGCATGTCAAAGGGGTTGGAATAGCAAGCTTCATCAAGGAAATGTTTGGAAGCATGGATGTAACCAGATGACAGGAGTTGGAGGCGGGGCCCGTGATCAGATGGTGTGCCATATAGCGCGGGGTCCTGCCCACGCGGAACAGTGAATCGGGCCGCTGGTAGAGCCTTGGAATAATTGATGAAAGACACATGAGTGGGACAATATACAACAGAATCATTGTCAAGCAAGCGACAGATGGCAGTGGTCTTTCCAGCACCAGGTGGACCTACAATGAATGTAGACAGGCAAGCGTTCTTTTGCGCGGTCGGCACCTTTATCCCCGAACAGGCGTTGGGGAGGCGCTTCATTAGGTATTCCCCGTCAGGTAGATCTAGGGGGCAACCGTCGCGCTCACGCTTGAGCATGTAGATCTTCTTTTGGTACTGATACCGCCCTGGAGGTGCAGAGGTAAACCCGTTGAGAACGTCAACGACTGTGGGCTGAGCCGGATGGTAGTCATCTTGCTCGAGCAGCTTTCCGAACGGAGTGTTGAGAGGAACCACGTCCAAGCTGCAGCCACGGCATTGCTTAGAGCCGATCTTATGCCCACAGAAAGGCGACTTGACGGTGCATTGGCCATGCACGTGCCTGTGTGCGCAGAGAGCGCAGAGGTCAAGTCCACAATCAGATGTTGTTTGTGCCGTTGAGAGGCAGACTCCACACACTCGGGCATCTCCTTCAGGGGTGTAACCGGAGACGCGCTGGAAGAAATCATAAAAGTAGCTAGGGCCAGGGAAGGTATGTCCATCTTTGATCGCGCACTCGGCCAATCCGACGACCAGATCGTTAAACCAGGCCTGTTCGAAAAAGCTAAGCGCGGATGCGTCACACAGAATGGATACCGCGTTGGAATAGTACTCTGTAGCAGTGGTGGCGTTCATGTGGTAGGCAAGCGCTGCCAGCACTCGCTCTTTCTGGGGCACCAGCCACCGCTCGTCGTACACGTGACAACCGAGGAATCCAGGATTGGTGGTGACAACAGTCTTCTTGGGGTCAACCTTGAAACCGAGCGCTAGCTCCAGGTGAGGGACCCATGCTGAGAAGTTGGGGAAGTTCTCAGGCTCATCAATCAAAACGAGATCGTCGCTGTAGACGATCACGGGCTGAATTGCCAATAGCTCCTCTAATGTCAGCCTGTGCTGGAGGTACCGCAGCGCCTCCGGGCGTCCATTCTCAAGGCATGACAAGACCATGTGCTGGGTGTACAAAACCAGGGAGTAAATGGTGTTGGCAATTGATGTCACAGGATCACCTGAGGAGAGCCCTCCTCTCTTGGTGCATGCAGTGGTCTGGGTCACGAGCAAGTCGTGGCAGCAGTTTGCGATGTAGAGCTTCTTCATGCGAGGACAACAGCCGAGTTCGAACAGCAATTCGGTTGCGAAATGCCGAACGATGGCGGGAGTGGATCGGTCGCATGATGCAAGGTCGGTCTCAAGGCAGCGCCCACGCACTGGGGTGTGCATAGGGTGAAACTTTGACTTGCCGAGACAAATTGGCGAGCCCTTGCCTGCAAGTTGGAAGGCCTTAGTAACTCCACTAAGCGCCGCGCGCAGAGCCAAGCTGATGAGAGCGTTGGTCCCGAGAATGGTGCGCGTCTTCATCTTGCCGCAATACTGCTTCTTGAGTGTGACTGGGGTGACAGCCTGCCACACCTCACTGCAAGCTCTTTCACAAAGTTCATTAATGTCAGGGAGAGCCTGTAACATTTTGGTGGACATGGTCAGCCCATTGATGCCGGCATGAGAGTCATTGGAGGGAACAGTGGCTGGCGTGTAAATGGCCGGCTGGTACCCGATGTTCTTGAGGAGGTACTTCCTAACTATAGCCAGCACACCTGGGAGTATGAACCCTTGGGTGGACAAGTTGAACTTCTGCAGATCCTTGAGGGCCGCTGCCTCCGTACCATGCTGGGTGAAGTAGGTAGGGCAGTCAGGGCGAGAGTCAAGATACTCAAGGACCGACTCCGGAAGTGTGGGCAGATACACCTCCGAACCAAGGGGCAATGTGGTTGCAACAACCTTGCCGTCGCTCACGACGGGGCAACCATCATTCGCCATGGCGCAGATTTTCAGCCATGGGTCACCGTTATCAGCAACTGTGGTGGTCTGAACGTCGCCGAAACGGGTGTTCTTCAGGACGTTGCCTTCTCGATAGGGGTCACCGGCAACTGGTTCTAGCCTGTACGGGTAGCATGCTGGGGCAGCCCCGCGGCGTGCGGCGCACGCGGCGATGATCTGAGCTGAGAGCTCAACTCCCTCTTTGGAAGGGGGGTGGGCAAAGTCCCATAAGTACCCATCAATTCCAGTGTCACCAGGTCCGTGGATAGGGACCTGATACTCCGCATCCATTCCCTTTGTGAGGACGTCGCAAAGGGACGGCGGGTGCTTCCTGAAGATGACAATGTGGCCGTCTTTGAGACGGGCAACAGCTGGCTGCGGATCAGGACTAAGTCTAACTGTGCGGTCAAACTCGGCCTGATCGACAATCTTGAAGTCAATGCCATTGTAAGCTCTGGTGGAATCATGGTGAGAAATTAGCTGGGCAGAATCCAGTGAGATCACTAAACCGCTCCTGTCAGCACTGGTACATCCAGAAGCGGTCAGCAGTTTAAAGCCTCAGTTTTGGTCAGTGCCTGCAATTTGCCAATTATGTCTTGGAGGCGGGCAATCTCTCTAGCTGACAAGTCCTTTTTGAGACCCATAGCGCTGGCCGCGCTGTCTAGGTCATACAGTTGGGAGGATGTGGAAACACTCGAGTCTCCTTCGGGCGACACAACCTCATACCAAACATCACCTGTGACAGTGTTCCAGTACTTGTCATATGTGCGCCCGCCGACAGTGATGATGTCAATCTTTTTGGAGTGCAGCTTCTTGTCCATGTCATCCCTCATCTGGGAGATCTTGGCGTCATTCTCTGGCTTGAGGTGAGCCTTGAAGTCCGGATGGTCTGGGAGCAACTTACCAGCGACGGTAAGGTACTTGTTATTAAGGGTGACAGGAGAGGATTCAACCTGGGCAACGACCTCGCAGAGCGTAACATTGGTGCCAGCCACCCGGTGGGTTCGGATGGGTTTGGCAATGTACTCCGCGTCAGCCGTGAAAATGGGCACGACGTCGCCCTTGGGATTCCCGAGAAGCAGCACAGGGTCGGAGGCAGACAACTTGGTGGAGTGGCCAGTCAAGAATTTATCGAGGCTTGCAAGAGCTTTGGTAGCACCAGCATGAGCATGAACCGCGCTGAGGGCAGCGCGCAGACGCTTTGAGTTGTTACTCAAAACGTAGTCATTCAGAGCCTGATTGACGTTGATGGCAGAGACAATAGCTTTGCATGGGGCTATAGCGTCCAGAAATTTGAGGTCATCAGCACTCAGGGTGGTAGCAAGAGCAGTTGAAAGACTTTCGGTAGCGATAGTTGCTGACACGCCATTCTTGACCCCCTCGTGGATGTACCGCGAGAGGAAGACTGGGTCAAAGCTACCGGAACAGGACATGACGACAGCAGGTCGCCTATAGCCAAAGACGTCTAGGAGGCAGACGACAACAGTGACAGCCAGAATGATGACAACTGAGTGCATAGATGGAGCATTCACAGGGAGGATGTAGAAAGAACATTTGCTGAGGGCCAACTCATAGTCGCCGAGGATGATGAAGTCGGCGAGAAGGGCGATCCCTGCGAAGCCAAGATGACAAAAAAGAGCTGTAGCGTTACGATTGAGTGCAGCAGTGGTAAGTCTGATGAAAAGGACTTTGGAGCCTAGAGGCGTAAAGACGGCTAGGAGCCAGAGGGCACAGTTATAAATACCACGAGTAAGGCACTTGGGGAGGATCTCATTCAACACAAAGAAAGCTGCAACAAAAGGCACAAACATGGGGTTAGTGAAGTAACGCCAAAGAACACAGCACAAGACAACAAGTTGAATAGTGCCAAGGGATCCTTCAAGATTGATACTGGATTGCAGAATGGTGGCGAGTGGTTGGGGAACTGAATCAACATCACGGGTGACATTTCGGGGCAGTCGCTCAGGAACACTAACAGACGGACCCTCGTAACAGGCAGTCATGTGAGACAATGACACAGCTCCTGTAATCGTGGAACCATCGGGTGTAGTGTAAGCGCCACATCCCTTCGAGTCGGAACCCGTGTGGATACCAATGAGTTGGGACTCAGGTGTAATGATGGCAGACCCTGAATCGCCAGGACCTGAGAAAACAACGCAACCTTGTGGGGTCACGAACCCAACTTCGACACCATCATTGCAAAGCCAGTATGCCCGACCAGAATAGGTGGGCGGTGCCAATTTGTACTCAGGGAATGAGCCGGGGATCTGTACTTCCGCTTCAGCGAAGTCACCTACTGTAGCGAATTGTGCTTCATACTCTACACCGTTGTGGCGAATGATAGCCTTACCCTCGCCAGTAACGTGCTGAGCAGAGATGCACACTGTCTTCCCACCCTTCCTCAAAAGGGCCCCGGTTCCAGTTGTCTTTCCGAAGACTCGGACGGCGTTGGGGGCCGGAGTCTTCTCCCTGAGGAGTCCTTCAAGGACTATGCCGGTGTTGTCGGCAATGTAGTACACACAGCCGCCAGTGAGGGCAGCTCGTCGCACAGCACCTAGGTAGGTGTTGGGGGGGGCGTTAGCAACTGCAACGCTATCCCGCGCGGTCTTTACGACGTTGCGAATGTCGTAAGGTGTCACAAGACCGCCGACGCCAGTGTACTTTCCTAAAACCCAGGCAGAGATGGCCAGAATGCAGATAGTGACAAGAGAGGGAATGTCAATGAGAGCACAGGTGACAGTAAATATTACGATGCCGCGCTGGGTGAGATGAGGAAGTGCTACTTGGAAGCAAATAACCCTAATCACGGTGACAAGGGGGCTGGTAGGAAGAACAGCATTAATCAGCAGGCAGACAGTTTCAAGCAACCCTGGGACATAAGACAGCAGCAGGTAAGCAACAGTGATGGCAAGTACCAAGTATGGGGCAACACTAACATCTGGGGTGAGGTAGTGGACCAAACTGCGGGAGACACCAAAAGGAGAGCCACAGAAGCCAGAATCACAAATATCCTGTTGCTGGACGATAGGAACGCCAAAAGAACCCTTGCAGAAGGGGTCTGATGTCCCGACGCCGCAGGCATGACTGGATTGGAACCATAAGCCAAGGAAGATGAAGAAAAGTACCCAAGCTAAAGCCAGAAGAGGGCGGAAGTGAAGGATTCCACCACCAGAAATGCGGCGTGCCTGCATGAGTGCAACGCCCAGCCGGTCGGGGCGCTTGACGCCCATGACCTCAAAGAAATCACCGGAGCCAATGATGAGATGTGACGTGTCGCATCCGAGGTCACGGAGGAGTTCGAACGTCTTGGCGTCGACGGTGACAATGTTCCGGCTGTTGACATCATACTCAAAGATGGGGTTGCGGCAAGGAAGCTTCTCAACTTTCTCAACTTTGCAGTTGGATTGGTATGCCAATTGCCCTCGGGCACTCAGGACGTGGATAGCCTTTACAGCTTCGGCAGGTGTGGAAGGCATGGAACACAAGGTGTTAGCGCGAACCTTCTTCGTGTCGATAGCATCACACGAAATCACGCCACTTCCGACACCAACGGCAGGTAGCACGCCTCTGAAACATCCTGAGTAACCTGTTGCCAGACGAATGACATCGACTGGAGGAGGGGCGAAAGCATCTGCAATGTCCAGTAGTACAGCCCTTGAAGTCCTGCTAGAAGGAATGGTGGGCAGGACAATCTCCTCTGGCGCCAATCTGATGCATCGACGCCAGCAATGACGGCATACCTTGTGAGATAACAGTATAAGAAGGAGGAGTAAAGAGTCGAGAAGAAGAAGTATACAGTGGACCAAAAGAGGCCGTAGCGATACAAAACGAAGCCAGCGAATGAAAGCGAAGAAAGCTGTGAAAGGTCCCGGCGTGAGATAAACAGATGGAGGGTCATCGTAACGGTCACGGAGCTGATGAAGGTAAGCCACGCAATCGTCGTCTCGATTTTCGCAAAGAGGGGAAGATGACCGAAGGACCAGGTTAAGTATAGAGACACATACCAGAGAAGCAAACATAGTGATACCAGTTCTGGACGTAAAGCAAAATAGTAGTCCACAGCATCCCAGAAGGATTGAGGCCAAGGGGGATAGGCCCACGAGTAGAAAACCAAGTGAAAAGAGACCAAAGCCAACATACACCATAGGGCTGCGAGCAGAGCCTGAGCTCGTGGAGAGCGCAGCAAGGAGGTGGGGTTTGTACTGAAAAACACGGCTAGAAGCAGCAGCAGCATGTTGTTGCAAGTAGGATGTCGCCCGCAACAAGAACGGAGCTCTACCGACTGGCTTGTCGGGAGCAACGGTGTCGCGAGCTATCTCCTGTGCTGCTTGGGCTTTCTCGATGGCATCGGTGCTAGCCGGGCACGGGGCTTCGTTTGGTTTCGGGGGGATGCAATCATTCAAATCTGACTTGCTATGAATCTCCCTAACATAAGAGCAAGGAACCTTGGCGGGCTCGTTCGCAGGCCGAACTGCAAGACTCGCAAGCACCCTCTGGCGGAGGACGGGGCGAGGCTTGGTAAGGCTAGCGCGTGGCACAAGCCCACAGACAACGTTACAATACTCTTCAGGTGATTCAATGCAGGGGAGCAAGTCATACACACCACTGGGGTCGTACCACGTGGGTGATTCCATACCGGCTAATGTCCCAACAGCGCTTGCACACGCTCCCGCCGCGCAGCAGGAGGAGAAGGCTGCAGGCCTATTGTCGTAGTAGAAGACCACCCAGTGATCACTCTCAAGACTGATTACGTACCGGCAGTGCGAACAACCAGAACCCATGTCCAACCCGGCGGGGAGGTGTAGGGCCCCAATTAGCTCGGCAAGCTGGTCGCTGTCAGTCCATTTCTTCTCATCCCAGCACACCTTGGCTGATTGCTCGGGCCACTTACCGGTGCGGTAGTGACAAGCAATCGCCTGTACTGCATGCAATCCACATCCGCCATCCGGCGGAGGCACAAAGACTTGATTGGGAAGGCCAGGCTTGCTTGAAATTTGAATTCTATTGTCAGTGCCGACCACGGGGCGAACTAAGGCCTCTCGAATGTTACTAGGCTGGGCAGGCGTGGTCTTTTCTTTAGCATCATCAGGAGCACCGAAGGTGACATTGGCGCTCTCAGGTGGCGAAGATTTGGATTTCTTCGCCTTACGTTGGGGCACCGCAGGGGCCACAGAACTCGCGATCCGTTCCGAAGGCGGCCGGGCTTCGCCCTGTGGTTGCGGCAGCTGCTTCTCCTGCTCTTCTACAGCTTTGCCCCAATCGCAAGCAGCGGGATCAGATGATTTGGATCCGCCGCCTCGCTTACGCTTTCCATACCAATGTGGCCCGAACCCAAAGAGGTCTCTGGGATCAGCCAGACTAGTAATTTCCAGACGTGCAACGAGGACACCTGAATGATTGGAGGGGATGATGCTAATATGGCGCACTGAAGGCCATGCAATGGACTGGTAGACATACAGGGTGCCGGTGGGGCTTTCCACAGCTTTGATGCCGCGTACTAGCAGGCGACCCATTAGGTAAGTTCCAGTCACTCCCTCGGAACTTTGCTGCTGGCGTTGGATTGCCAGTCGGGCCTCCTCAACGCGATAGCGCATTGGAAACAGTTGAGTCCAACAGAAACCAGGCAGAAGGAAATCCTGCCAGGATGGATCAGAGGCCATGCAAGAGTATCTACTTCCTCCGAAGTAGACGCGTCCAGGAAGTTTGTACAACGGTAGCCTTGATGGCTCGTTGTAGGGTACAACGTTGAAGGTGGCAAGAGCGTGTACCTCATCAGGGAGGGGTTCATGAGAAGGCTGAATGTGTCCCAGCCATGAACCCTTGTGAAAAGTGTAAGCTGTCCACTGACCGCCGTCAGCAAGGACAAGCTTGAGACCGTTGATTTGAAGCCTCCGGGCGATGTACTTACCCTGGACACCAATGGGGAGTTGGTATCCGAAGCAGGAGGCGATGGAAAGCTCGTTTTTGGCATCCGGGAATAACTGGGCCCAGCACTTTCCGTGCTCAAAGGACAAGGTACAGTCCTCCGGGTTAGTCTCAACTCGCAAGGTCCCCCGCCTGGCACCGATCCAGCTCTTACGAGCGACCAGGTTGGCGGGAAATGCAGCGAGGACACTAGCGGCGAAGGAAATCTTATCCAGAGGGCACATCTCGGTTCCGGGGGTCACTCCAGGAGTCCACATAACGTGCTTTTCGGTCTCAGTGATGGTGTTGGTAGAATATTGGTAGACATGCCCGGCTACGTCATCGTAGGGCAGACTATCAAGGGGGCGTTCCTCACCGCGGTATTGTGTGGGAGTCACAATAGCGTAGGTCGCCCCTTCGAAATAGTCGCGCGCTACGTGCAAGGGTGACACATACCCATGCGCGCCGAGCACTGGCCCCCAGGTCCTAACGAACCGCACGAGTCCCGATCCCGGGACACGATCTAAATCACGGAGGCATCCATTAAGTGCTCCAACACAGCTAATCATCACAGAAGGGGAGTTGTTACGGGCGCAAGGGCCAATCAATTGATAGAGGATGCCAGCAAGCTCAAGCATACACTCTCTCCCCTGGTAGATCTCGTACAGACGGCGAGTTGGTCCCTCAACGTACTGGGAGATCGGACCGTAGAGCAGCCGGTCGGCCGCATCCACGGGTTTGGGCAGGCGCTGGTTTCCGCAAAACCAGCACACCATCCGCCCAGAAATCATGACCACTGGGTTCGTCCTTGGGCACGCACACACCATGGTTAAGACTATGGGCACGTATCCTTCGGATATCCAAACAGTGGGGTCAAAAGCCTACGATAGCGCGAGCCTCGTAGGTGGTCGGGCTTTATCTATCCCGATCCAGAGAGTGCTTGTAGGGGGTTGAGACCTACAGGCCTACCTTATTGCACTTGCATTAAGGG